AGCTACTTTTGATACGTCTTTATCTTGTGCAACACCTTCATTAAGACTCAGTGCAGAATACTCTTCACCTAAATCCTGTGAGAAGCTAGCTGTATCATACTCTGGTTTCTTCTCTTCTACTCGCTCGACAGCATCTAACCATTTACGGTATTGATTGCCAGAGCCTTCGATGATTACATAGTTCGAACCGAGTCTTTTCACCTTGCCAAGTTCACCGGTATCTTTAATGACTACTTCATCTCCAACATTGAAAAGTTTGCCATCAACGTAAGACTCTCTGATTTCTGAGACTGGCTCGAGTTGTACATGATTCTTAAATTCTTTTTGTTCTTTGAGACCAATACCTTTACGTACTGCATTATAAACTGCTTTAGTATCTGCATTCGAGAGCTTCTTTGGCATATACTGCGAGAACTGAGTAAAATCACCAGATTGTGCATATCCTCTTAGCTTTGTACCTGATACGCCTTCAACTCCAGATGACTCAGGATCTCGCTTACCAGCATTTAATACTTGGATCTTTTCAAAGTTATAGAAACCATGTTTCCCTTTGACTCCATTGTATTTGTTCAATGTGATATCGTATTGACGTACACGATCGTCACCAGCTATGATGACAATGCGCTTGAAACCTTCGTTATAGAATGAAGTCATAGCATCAAAGATCGTCCGTAGTTTCTTGTTCATCATGATCTGACGAGCATACTGAGGAAAACCCTTACGGGCGAACTTAATCTTCTGCATATATGAGATTGGATTCTTCTTATTATCTTCTGACTGAGTAAGATAAATGCGGAATGGATTTCTTCCTGCCTTTGACTTCAAGAAGTCAAGCAGCTTTTCATGACCAGCTGTTGGTGGGTTCATGCGACCCCACACTAGATATAATGTCTTTTCCTCTTCAACAAGGAATTTACTAAAGGAATTGATCATTTAGCTCTGCGTCTTTCCATTTCTTTTTTACGCACGTCTTTGATAAGTCTCTTTGAGAGTCTATCAATACGCTTCTTCACTTCTGGCTTTGCCAATCTTTTTTCAATCTCTTGTCTACGAGCAAAAGAAAGTTCTCCCTTCGGTACACCTTTGGTAATCTTCTTTAGAATAAGAGTGCGAGCTTCTTTGTCTGCTCTACGCTTAAATCTCTTCATATCAGGCATACGACGTTTTGCTCTTTCTCGACCAATCTTGATCTTAGGAGCTAACTTCTTCATGAGTCTTCTTCTCGCGAGACGTTGGGCTGTGTTCAGCGATTCATCAACTTCTTGTTCTGTTGATTCGCCCACATATCCACCTTCACCAGTACCAACTCCATATGCACGCTTACGTCTATAAGCACGGTAATTAGTTAGCTCGTCCTCTCCTGGACGATACTCTGTCTCATGCATATCATTAAATGATAAAGGCTTCGCGAGCGGATGCCCTTCTTTGAATACGTCTTTGAAACGAAGCAGCTTTGGCATCGTTAATTCCTTCCCGGTTTATCCCATCCCTTTAATATATCGGGTGAAAAGTTGGCATATGAGAATTCCATACGGTCAACAATTTTCACTGCGTCACCACCAAGTGTATCTATAGCTACATAACCTTCTTGTCCTGTGACCTTAAATCCGTTCCGAGTTTTTAGGAACGTATCAATGTTATGCAGCTTATTAAGTATATTTATAAGTTTTAGTTTCGCCATTACGATACATTTTTGCAATTCGAACATCATTTCGATAGATTTTTTATTGGTAGGAGAGAAAAACTTTAACACTTCATCTAATTTACTCTGTTGTGCAGCTTTTCCTTTAGGTGTAGTTCTCTTATCTATTTCTTTTTTGAATCGTCCTTGGATATAACGAATGAGACCAGCCGTGTGAGTACGCGAATTTTTAATAACTTCACCTTTACGTACAAAGGTATTATTGTATGTTTCAATAGTTTGAGCAAGACTTCTGTTCCTTTCTAATTCGCGAAGAGTCGAACCACTGATTTTGTTAAAGATAACACCAGCTTTGCTAAGTAATGCATTGACTTCTTCTGTATCTTTCTTTGTCATTGTATATCGTGTCAGGTCCTTTAGCATTGCATCTTGTGACCAAACATTCTTCGATTTATTAAACTTATTAACATCTACTCCTTTGTATGATGCCGACATCGTTTCGAACGATGATCCTGAGTATGATGTGTGCCATACGATGCCAATCTTTGACGATTGTACTTGCTTGGCCATCTCCGTGCCAGCCGGTACTGCATATACGATCGTATTGGGGTGGAATGTAATATAGCTCTGCCCCTTGATCTTAGACTTCGTGACATCACCTGGACCAAATAAGAAATCACCTTGAATTACTCCTTTAATACCAAGTTCTGGTAAGTAGCGTAATGCTAGTTTAAGTTTTACAGATAAGTCACCACTAGTATCAGCATCAATATCATCATTAGACTTATAGACTTTTGGGTTCTTGTTAAATATACCCTTCTTTGCAACAAAAAATCGGCCATCGCTTGGGTCCGTTCCTGCGAAAATAGCCGGCGCTCCGTCCCATTTGATACTAACTTTTCCTTCATGTGTTCCTCCTAACATATCTCTTAATGATCTCAGTGCCATGATAGCCTGTCGTGTACCATTAACTCCACCGTACAGGACTTTGTCCTCGATGTGTGTCATGTGAGTGTTCTTTTGTTCAGTAATATAAGTTTTTAAGTTTTCCATTAGTTGTCCACCAATATAAGATCGAAGATTGCACCAGCTCCACAGGTATTTCCAGCTATTCCACGACATTCAATATCTGTTTTTTCAGTAAATTTTAATGGAACAGGGTAATTATATTCTACGTTTGTAGCAAATGTTCCAAACTGTCCTTTCAATTGAAATGCTCCATTAACAGCATTGTCTCTAGCTAATATTCTAAATTTAGCATCAGTAGATTTATCAAGACTAAACGCAACTTTAAGAAGATAACCAGTCTTATTAGCAGGTATAGTATATAAAGCCATCAGGGTTTGACCTGCTCCAGCATCAATTTGTGCTCTGATAGCACCATCGAAAGTAGCCGTAATGTCACCAACATTTGTAGTACCAGTTGCTGGTTCGACCAATTTCATTCTAAAAACACGAATATATTCAGCAGTGGTACTAGAAGGAACAGTGACAGTTTCTACTATCTGATTAAAGTCCGCATCCAAACCTTGAATTTCAACTGTAGCTCCAACGTCTGAGGTACCTGCAACTGCAACGACCGTTGGATTTGTGGCATATGAATAGACATTATTTTGACTCCATATAGTATTGTATGAACTACCGCCTGAAATATTAGATGAATATCCAAACTTATTGATGTGCTCATAACCATCAACTAAACCAGCTGAAATTGTAATGTTGGCAGATGCACCGAATTCATTGATGATATTGCCGTTCTTATCAGCCAACATCATGATCTCGAAGATGTCATTATTATTTTTGTGATAGTGCTTACCACGTTTAACCGAATATTGAGCCATTATGCTGTCCCTCTATATTTTGTTTCGCTGTACGAACCACCATAACCATATGCACGACCAAAAGTATCGGCACCTGTAAATGCTAATGTGCCATACTTTTTCCAAAATGCTTTCGCGTCAGACTTATTCTTTATACAATATACTGTCTCTCCGCCATATCTTTTAGCACCACCACCATGACCAATATTAAAGTACATCAAATTTGTGAAGCCATACTCTGAACGATAACCTTCGAAGAGAGAAGCAAAGTTCTCTTCTCCATATTCATTGAACTTAAACTTATAATCGTTCTGAATATATTTTTTGACATCAAATCTTAAACTACCTGCATACACTCGATCATGATACTCTTGCATTACATCTCTCACAGATTCAATTGAGATACCATTAGTGCGAGCTAATTCTCCTAAAGGAAACACATTACCTGTTCTACGTGTTTGAATCGAGAGATACCAAGCGAGTGTATCTTCTCCTCCACCAGAGTCTCTTGTTGGCATCAATTTGGCTAAATCGGCATGCTTAGAACGGATATAATTACGCATACCCGACAAGATCTTATTAGGATGAATACAACGTTTAGGGATCATCGCTGCACCGCCACCCTCTTTCACCTCAATCATTTCTGAGCTAGTCTGTAAGTCACCTTTACTTGGCTTTGATAGACCACCTAAGATGATCATAACCAATTCCCCTTTACCAATGTTTGTGGGTGCACCTAGTAGCTGAGCTTCAACTACATCGCGGTAGTTTTCAATTACCCAATTGGCGATCTTTTTCTTATTACTTTTAATATAATTGTAGATAGAAACCTTCTTATTATGAGAGTTACGAATCATGGCATTAAAGTCAAGCATATTATTACCGTTTGCTAGGTCGTTAACAAACTCAATCTTCTCTTCAAGAGTCAGCTTATTGGTCGTAGCTAACTTCGTTGACAGGTTCTCAACTAAACGAGGAGGTAAGCTTTTCTTTTCAGCCCATTTCTGTAAGAACTTCTCAAGCATTGGCTTGTTCAAAAGAGAGATAACGTTCTCAAGGTCCGAAGCTTGAAGCGTCGGATCATTGATATAGTCCGTGATCTGCTTTCTAAGTTCTTGTACCGTAGCCATTTTTCATCCAAAATGAATTTTATCTTATATTATTATACCCTATTTATATAGTTTTGTACATAAAAAAAGGCAGCATTAGGCCGCCTTTTTTCATACTGGGAGCGTAGGTTACTGTAGAGGAATCAGTCCTTGTTCAGCAAGTGGACCTTCAGCCTCAGACATTTTCTTGAAAAGAGCATCAAATTCTTCGATACCAGGTATCACGCCGATATGCTCCTTTTTGATATAGTAGAATAATGGTCGTGATACTACGTACGAACCATCGGCAATTGTTTCAAATTCTGGCTTAACACCATTTACTGGATGAGCAACTACTTTATCGCGATTCATATCTAGAAAGGAAAATCCAAATACTGCCATGCGATCCTTATCTGCCCCTAATTTTTCAATTAAAAGATTATCATTTTCACCCATCTGAACTACATGCTGATTGTCAGATCTGAGCGAGGTGCATTCTGCCTTTGCAGTTTTCTTATCTAATTTATATACCTTACGGCATACATCATGAAGGATAAGTTCAACGAATGCATCACGTGTACCAGATGTTGTCGGTGGTACCATAATGTCAATCTTGATAGGTGGATGTTTTGGATTTATATCTGCCCAAGTTACTGCAGTATTTTTAACAAACTCTGTACCATTCCAGACATTTGTAGAAACTGCCTTATAGATTTCTTCTTTTGTTAGAGGAAATGGATTGCCCTCTGTTGATGTCGAAATAGTAATACCATCATATCCAATCATTCTTTCAATTGGAGTTACACCTGCTTTTGCACATAATTCTTCTTCTGATTTCTTAATTGCTCTTGATGAGTTTGTAATATCTGGAGTATCTGGTCCTAAACCTTTACAGAACATCTTCATTCCTCCACCTGAACCAGTGGATTCAATGACAGGAGTTTTATAAGCAGAAACCTGTCCAAATTTTTCAGCGACGGTAGTAGCAAATGGGAATACAGTCGATGAACCTACGATAGAAACTTGATCTCTCGCTGACGCAGTTGAGGCCGTAACAACGAGAGCTAAGGCTAATAGAATTTTTTTCATTTAAGATTTCCTTCTGTTAAAAAAACGAGCAGGTCTCAACGTCTGCTCGTTTTTATTTACCTAATCAACATTGCTGGTAATATTAAACTTTTATTAAATTCATCTACGATGAGTTTTTCGTTCATCTTCTTGACGAAGACTTTCATTATGGTGTTTAATGCCACGCTGACGATTTTTCTCTCGCCATTTAGGATCATATTGCTCATAGCCTTCGAGCTTGTTTTCTCTTGCCCATGCAGCAATCATATCAAATTTATGCGCCTTCATTTTGAATTCCTCTTAATTGTTGGATCAATGATTCTGACTCTTCAGGACTCTCGATTAGGTGTTTACGAGCCTCATATAGCCGTTCGAGTCTTTTACGCACAGACTTTGCTTTCTTACGAGTAGCCTCCCAGAACTTGATCTCTGACTCTACTCGTGGTAGACCCATTGCGATTGCTTTTGCATCACGTGTTACACTTCTCATCGTTGAAACCTCACTGTGTATTGACGACCATCATGAATAAATGTTACGGTACTATGGGAATACATCTCTTTGTATTCTTCTTCGTATCGTGTTTCCTTACGACATTGCGGTGCTTTATTCTTCTCGGCATTGAGTACACCTCCGAGGAATGCACCAATTGCACCACCATTCTTTTCACCGGGGATATTGTTACCAATGGCACCACCTACAATGGCACCTTCAAGGAAATTACTAATGTCGCTTTGACCATTCCCTTCGGTACACACTTCAACTGTGTATGGTTTTTTGACGATCACTTGTTTATAGTGATCTTGAGTTGTTTCGGCGAAAGCCATGCTTGGTAACATGGCCATCGCTAAGAGATATTTCTTCATTATACGATCCTAATGATTGTTTCTTCATATACTTTACGACCGCCAGATTCACTCAACAAACGAGATGAGATAACCTTTGTGAATGGCTTTGTCTTGGGGATATCTATCTCTTCAAATCGAGTTAAGTTTTCGCTAGTCTTAGTAGCAACATAAACAATTTGTTTACCTTGTTTACGTACTTCATCCACTGCTACTCCCAACTCAGACATCATATATGAGAGATTACCCCAATCTAAACCACTTGGAGTCTTAACATTTTTAATACGTCTCAGTAGATCTGACACGTGTTTCTGAGTAATATCAAATCCACGTTTATTGAGATGACTGAATAGACTTTCAGCCGTAAATTCTTTATTGATGAAACGTGAGGCAATCTCCTGTCTCACGATTGCACATTGATTTAATGCTTTTTTCTTCATAATATAATCTCCTATGCGGCTTCTGCCATTTCTAGAGCTGTTTTCAATGCAGTCCGTTTACGTAGCTCATTGCCACCGAACCAGTTAGAATACAGACGATTGTCTGCGTTGCGACCTTGTACATGGTCAGTTACGAAGGTAACAGCATTAAATGCCTGCCACCATGTGCCTTCTGCATACTCTGCACCAGGTTGTACTTCAAGCGCGTCGTAACAGAACTTAGCGTTACGAGACAGAGTGTCGACAGACAACTGTTTACCTTGTACACGCTTATCAGCTGTACGTGGGAATACAGTGTTGAAGTACTCGATCACGTTATCAGCTGTATATCGCTTAGAACCCATAAACTGTGCCATCTCTTTGTATGTGTTCAGCTTTGAGGTAGCGATACCGAGTTGCTCTTTGACCATCTGAGGATCGAACTGTGCACGGTGACCAACTTTCACTGCACGCTCAGCTTTCTGATCAAGAGAGAAAGTCAATGTGTTGTTACATACTACACGAATTGGAGTGAAGCGAACATCAATTGCTTTACCGTACTGATGAGGGTTTGAGAAAAGCATATATGAATCGACTTGATCTCCTTTGAAGAGTTCAAATGAGTCTTTCACTTTTGCCAATGCCCATACCATTTGACCATCTTTGAGTGAACCAGCTGTGTGCATCTCCATATCACCAGCAAGTACGTACTCAGAGAAGAACTCAAATGCTTCTGAGTTTTGTACTGGATTCCAGTTCTCACCAACATTTGTCAAGATACGACCATCAGTCTCGCGCACGAGTGACTTTTGACCAGTTGACATCTTCTTACCATCGAATTCGATATATGATTCGACCTCACGAACTTTCCAATCAAGACCAGCTTTTTCCTGCATCTGCATCGGTGTCAAATCATTTGAGACAGGTACACCAAGACCGTGCCATGGAACTTCACCCGCGTACGCCATTGTTTCTACTAAATGTGCCATTATACAATTCCTCCAACATAATAATCAACTAAGGCCATTCCAAGGCCAAGCCATACACCATATAAAATTACTTTCTTTACGCTCATCATATACTCCTACCAAATTAACATCAAAAAGGTTGCTACCATAACACCACTGAGTGCAATCGAACCAACGACGATTTTCAAAGCTTCAAACATTAGAGCACCTCATAACCAAGATTTTCAAATACCCAATCTTCACCAAGATCTTCGGCGAATGCACATACTACACCTTCACGCGGATGTGTATCCATACGATCGATCTTCACTTTTAGTTCATTCAGAAGA